ATCTATATGATTAAACTTACGCTGGGAAAGTTGCTCCCGTTGGTAATACTACGAAGTCCAATACAATAAATTCAGCTGTCCGTGTTGGTTGGATAAATATCTGACCAACAAGTTGATTTCTATCAATCACATCAGGTGTGTTATTGGAATCATCCATAACTACCTTAAATGCCGAAAGTCCAGAATTTGCTTGTACTGATTCTAAGAACGGATTCACGATATTCATAAAACGATTTCGTGTTGCCGATGTATTCTGTTCAAAGACCAAGTATCTACTTGAACTTGCAATAAACTTCTTCAACTTGATTAACAATCTACGAACATTCACTCTGTCAAGTGCTGATGGACGACCTTGTAAGGTCTTTTGTCCCCAAACTACTACACCTTGACCTGGGAATGAAGCAATTGGATTAACTCTATCTTCATAAAGAGTATCTCTTTCTTCGTGAGTCAATCTTGTTTGTGCTTCAAGTACAGTTGTTAAACCACCACGATTCAAACCAGCTGGTGCAAACCATTCGTGTGCTACTTTATCTGTGTACGCGATTGTACCAGGTAGTACTACTGATGGCGGAACCCATACTGGAAGTGCCGTGTTTCTATCAACAATCTTTACCCAAGGATAATAGGTTGCTGCGTAGTTAGTATCAAGAGCCGATATTGCTGCCGTTGCAGCTGATATTGAACCACCTTGAATACCACAATCAAATACATAAAATGCATCTCCACGTTCTTCACACTTAGCTATCGAATGATTCGTAATCTTTGGATGTAAATCATGAACAATACCAGGTGTTACCAACATATTGATATCAAACTCATCAGGATTACTGATTGCGTTAATAGCCTTTTTGTAAGCGACTGCTCCGGCAGCAGTTGCACTTGAGATATCAAATCCCTGTGTGTTTGCTGCTGTAATATTTGCTCCTGTCAATTTTGGATTTGCTGGGTTATCACCATCGAATCCACCTTGAAATGGAACAACAAACTTTCTCTGTTTTACACTTGAAAGTGGGAGAGTAATCTTTTCAGTTCCATCTGAATAGGTATCACCCGTTGTTGAAGCGTCTGAGTGTCCGTAAAAATCCTCAAGACTCATAGTAGTATTTGCACCATTTCCAAAAGAATTAATAGGACTTAAATACTCTTCAGTGTCCGCGTTAGCATAATCTACACCATAAGTAACATTAGCGTCAAATTCACCCTGTGCATTTGATTGAGTTGTTTTAAATTGCCATGCTGGAATGTCCGACGCGTCGCTACCAAATGGATTATTTACTGCGGCGTGTCCCATCGGAGATAATGTGTTTGGAACTGATCCATCTGCAATATCTGAAAAATCACTTAGATAAATATGTTTAGAACGATTGTTCCAATCACCATTGTAAGTGAGTTTACCATTAGCGTCAATCGTTACATATCTATCACCAACCCTACGAGCAAAGTAATTAGTACTCTTTGGATCAAAATTCAAATTGTCCCACTGTTCTAAAATGTTATCTTTTGTTAAGTTATTATCATCCAAACCAGTCTGTCTGACTTGTAATGAAAATGAACCAAAATCACTACCAGCTATTGAACCAGCCTTCTTAACACTCAAAACAACAATCTTATATTTGTTATTTACATTTGAACCATGAGAACGAGTATTAACTTTAAATAAGTTATACCGTGCATTATTTATCACTTGTGATTGAATGTAAGGAGTAGATGCATTATTATATACCGTTGGGGATGTAAAAGTCCCATGACTTGCAGTTATTGCTGCATCCACTGTATATGCATTGCTACTTTGTGCATATTTAAAGTTCTTATAAAGATATGCAGCTACAGTATTTGCTCCTGATTTCTGGACTTGAGCTTCTCTACTAAATACATCGTCAATATAATCTGCACTTCCTGTATCAAAGGAAATTCCATATGTATATGACGTTAGACTTTTTGCTCCCCAGTTACTACCACTTAAAGTAAGTGAAGCGGAACTCCAATTACCAGTAATAGTACTACCTTCCAAATCTGCAGTTCCATCTGAACCACCACGAGATGGTAATAATACAGCTAATGTCGCTTTAGTCAAAGTACTTGAACTCAGATAAAGTTCTACTGAATCTGCGGTGTATCCACCAGTATTAAGAACACGAACAATCGTAACTGTTCCTGCACTTCTTAGATATTGTTCTACAGCATACGGGGTGTAAAATCTCGTATCCGTAGATCCAAACATTTCCTCAAACTCTGAAAAATTACTAACAGCAGTTGGTACAAAAGCCGGACCTTTAAGTGTTGGGCCAACTATTGCTGCTCCTATTGATGCAATTCCTGCAGGAAGAAATGAGAGGTCTCTTTCCCTGGTAAAAACTCCAGGGGAAACTATACGTTCTGCCATTGTTTTTCTCCTATTATTATAATTAAATAACTAATTTAGTCAATATTAGACTATAAATATTTACTATAAATATAGTATAACTTTCTCAAACGATAGGTTTATAGGAGATTATTTAAGTAGTTTCTGAAGTTTCTGAAGTTTCTGAAGTTTCTGTTATTCTATCAGGAACTGGTGCTGGAGTAAATACTCCTGTTGCTGGATCTAAATTTCCAGGACCATACTTCTCATTCAAATCTTTAACAATTTCTTGTTCTTTTGTTTGTAACGCACTATAATCACTTTCCATCTGAACTTCAGATGTTTCAAGTGAATCTAATTGTTGTTGAACTAAAAGTTTCTGTATTTTTAATTGGCCAAATTGTGCTGACTTTTCTGAATAATCAGCCTGTAAATTACGAAGTGATTGTAATTCTTCTTCACTAAACGTAATTTTAGACTTGATTTTGTCTAGTTTTTTAGCTAAATTGGACTCTTCTGTAACGGCCATATCTTTTTCTCCTTATTATTATTGTTTATAACCTATATACTATATATATATCAAGTAAATTCTCTTAATTCACTTTTTTCTTTAAATCTTCTACTTCTTGTTTTAATTCTTTTATTGATTCAATTAGTAATGGAATTATTCGTTTGTAATCAACTCCTAAATAACCATTTTTTCTCTCTACTACAATTTCAGGAACTACTTTTTGAACTTCTTGTGCAATTACCCCAATATCGTGTCCTCTTTCTCGTGCCCAACCAGGAGATTTTTCATTCCAATCAAATTCTACACCACGAATACCATCTATTTTATCTAATGAACCTTTTATAACTTGTATATTATCTTTAAGTCTTATATCAGAAGAATTATATGCTATTACATCACCATCCGCTACAACATCACCACTTGATGATATCTGTCCCATAATAAGATGAGAAGTTGATGAGCCACTTATGTTTCCACTACCTGTTATATGGCCACCAAATTCGGCATTTTGATTACTATCTAAAGTCAAAGCCATACTTGTATCTGTATCAAATACTATATCTTTATTAGTACCACCAAAATTAATATTTGCATTGTCACCTGAATTTGAATCATTAATAGTATCTATCCACATGGTAGTTCCAGTGTAGTTTGTGGTTGCTACTGTCCCTGTTACTGATACACCAGTATTTGTAGTTTCAAGTTTCTTAGAATTATTATAATTTAAATCTACTGAATTGGCTGAGTTTAAAACCATCATAGTTTTAGAACCAGCTGCATTTTGGAATGTCTGTGTTCCACCCATATAATTTAGGTTTCCAGTTCCATTATCTTTTATGTAACTATTACTACCATCATGGTATAGTTGTAAATCATTTCCATCACCAATATTTAAAACTGCATCATCTGCAAGTTTTATTCCACCACTACCTGTAATTTGATTTAAATGGGCTGAACTGCCCGATACTATGACTTTTTTCCAATTTGGCATTTAATTTGTCTCCTAATCGCGGTTGGCTACTTCATTCGAAGTCCACTTCCCATCATCTGCCAAGAGATGGGCCAACATTAGTTATTCTTTAGAGTGTTCTTTTATTAATTTATATTCACTCTGTAATTTTTTTGTTACTTGTAATATTTTTGGAACATCTTCTAATTTATACTTTGTTTCCGCTAATATAGTTAATAAAAATTCTATTTCAGGTAAAGTTAATGGGTGAACATATGCTTTACCCTCTACAATTTTAATGCTACGTTTAGAAATAATTGCCATTCTGTAACCTTTTTTTAATTATTATGCATATATCCAAATTTCACTGTCATCTGTATCTACATAAATTGTTCCAACACCGTTGGTTGTTCCACCATAAATAGGAACTGCTTGACTATCACCATGACCAGTTCCTACCTCAACTACACCCATATATGCATCTGGAACTAAATCAGTTGCTGTACCTACTAAATCTGCGTCTAATGCCCATCTATCAACTCCTGAATCATATCCTAATGCGTAACCGGCCAATGCTGAATTTTTAACAATAATACCACCATCTGTATCTGATGTTGAACCACTTCCGAATATAGCAAACTTGTCAGCAACCGTTAAATTAGTAGTATCAATAGTAGTTGTAGTTCCATTAACATCTAAATCACCACTAATTGTTAATGTTCCTGTAATATCAACACCCGTTGCAGTTACACTATGTCTTTCTGTATTATTAACCTTAGTATTTACTTCATTATCAGTTGAAAAATCAACATATTCTTGACTTGCCGCTCTACCAACTTTAAGAGAAGTATTATATACAGAAGTAATAGTTGTTTGAGCTGCTGTTACTGCAACATCATTAGCGTTTGCTGTAATTCCATCTCCTCCAACTACTGTAAAAGTTCTATTTGATGATATATCTCCACCACCAGTCATACCATCACCTGCTGTTAATGTTACCGCGGTATGATCTATATGTTCATTTGCTACAAATCCACTTAAATTATCATGAACAATATCTCCATCAGTAGTTGTTATCTCATTAGCGTTTGCAGTTATACCTGTTCCACCAATTACATTTAAAACACCACTTGTGGCAGTCATTCCTGTTCCTGCCAATCCTGTGGCTACACCATCTGAAAGGTGAGCGTCGTCAACCGCACCAGCGGCCAATTCAGCACTGTCAACTGCGTCGTCTGCTAACATAGAATTTTCAACTGAAGTTGCTTGAATAGTTGCTGTACCACCAGCGGCAATTAAAACATCACCACTAATGTCTGTATATAATGAATCACAAACATTACTAAAAGTAACTTTCTTTTCAGTTCCATTATCTGAAAAATGAAAGTAATCTTGTGTTTGGTGTACTGTCGCACTACCAAGAGCTCCTAAACTATCAATATCTTGAGCTACTCCTGTTAAATTACTACCATCTCCAACAAATGAACCAGTAAATGAACCTGTAATATTACTTGCTGCTACCGTAGAAGCATTAATTAATGTCGTAACTGTCGCTGCTGCTGGAGTGACACTTCCTAAAGCACCGTCTATTATCCCTACAAAGTTGGTTGATGTAATAGATGTTGCTCCTGTTACTACACCAGAATCAACTTGAATGACATCATCGAGCTTGATGTGAGAACCCCCGGCTGGTTCAAGAGCAATATTACCACCAGAATCTAATGTCATTAGTCCTGCTGAATCAATATCTACTGTGCCATCTATTGTAAATAAAAGATTTGCTGCGGCTGCATCTGCATCAACTGTAGTGAAAGTTGTAGCACCGTTATCACCAACTGCTATTGACGCGTAATTTGCCACTTGAGCATCATCCATAATCTTTAATTCTGGAACATCGGTATTAAAATCGAAAACAGTAATTGTACCATCATCCATCGTAACATTTCCACCATCCGCAGATAATGCAATATCTAAAGATGCATTAAGCGTTAGTCCAGTCGACACAACTGTTAAAGCTGCGTCATTTGTGATAGTATCTGCTGTAAGTACTAAACCATCTATTGTGAAATCAGTTGTTGCGTCAATAGTCGTACCTTTAATTGTTTGATGTGAATTTGCACCAATTGGTGTACCATCAATGGCCCCACTATCAATATCAACATTAGTCATATTTTCATCAGAAAAATCGATGGATCCTGCTGCTTCAAATGCTCCAATCTTTGTAGCAGTTAATGTATCAGTAGCAAAAGTTAAATCACCATCATCTTGTAATTCACCACTTGTACCTGCTATAACAACTCGACCACTTGTTAAATCACCTATTGCAGCAGTATCAGCTGATAAGGTATCTACGTTTGCCGTACCATCTATATATAAATCTTTCCATTCTAAAGTAGACGAACCTAAATCAGAGCCATTGTCTGCCTTTGGAACGATATTTCCACTTGCTGTTACTTCATTGAGTACCGCGTTACTTCCCGATACTACTACTTTTCTCCATTGAGCCATTGCTATTCTCCTATGTGTAGAATGTCGTTAATAAATATACACATTCCTAATTATTGTTAGTTTTATGTTGGTGATGTTTCATATCCGAGAAACCATTGGTCTGATCCCGAATAATAAATACCACCTGCTACTGCAGTTGGTGAAGCTCCTGTTATTGTTCCTAATATTGCCATTTTATTTTGTACTTTAAACATCAATTCATCACTTGCATCATAAATATCAAACAAAGTACCATCTAATTTTAAACTTCCAGTAAATTGATGTGTATCATCTGAAGAATCACCAAATATAGTTGAACCACTAAGTTGTTGAGTAGTTATATTGGTTACAGATGAACTAACTATAAATTGTTGTGCTGTTATGTTTCCAGTTGCTTCTATGTTACCTTGTACTTCAAGTCCCGTTGCTAATGTTTTACCCACATATTGATAAACTGTCATATAAAGATAATCACTATTAGTTGGATCTACTGATGAATTAGTAAACTGTATTACTCCAGTTTTGTAATCAAAAGTATAATCATTAGTTGAAACTGCATCATCACCAGTCAATGAACCTGAATTGGTGGATGTTGATTTAAGTAAGGTTGCCAAATATCCTGGTGTAGTATCTTCTGTTGTAGAAGTTGCCAATCCAGCTATTGAATATTTTGGTGATATAAAACTCGTTTGTTGGTTAGAATCAATCAACTGTGCACCAATTCCACTATCGCTTCCAGTTGGATTTAAAAAGAACCAAACTTCATTATTAGTATTTGATTTTGTCAATTTTTGTCTATACCAATACTTCATTATACTATTACCCTCTTGGTTAGTATATGTAGTAGCTTGTTGTGAACTTCCACTGTAAGGTAATCCACTTGACGGAATTGAATTGGCTTGAGTATAAATCTCGGATGCACCTAAATCTAATACATCTGTAAACGCTTCTTGTGCGGCGCTAAGTGTTTCGTGAGTATATCGTCTTGACGCTAATAATCGACTTGATTTTTTTTCTTTATCCATAGTTGCCATATCTTATTCCTAGCTATAACTCAATGTTATTGAAGTTACGGGAGACGGATCTCCCTTGTATCTAATTATTACATATAATTGATTATCGTTACTATCCAAATACATTCCATCAGCGTTTCTTATTGGTATAGTGTATTCAGTAGAACTTATTGAACCACCACTATTTCCATACAAACTAATTGCAGTAGAGAATGGATTTTTAAAATTATCTGCTGCCATATCTGCTTCAATCAAGTTACTTGTTGTTTTTGTTGGATCATATATTCTTGCAACTCCTAAAGAACTATTATTACCACTTCCATTTCCTGAGCTCTCATATAATATAGTTGCTGCTACACTATCAGCGGTAGTTGCTGCCCAATTAACTAATGTCTTACCAACATCAAGAGTCATACTTGAATATGTACTTCCAGGTGTTTGGAATCTTCGTATATAATATCTATATCCTGCATTACTTGCCGTTAAACTATCACTTGTAAACCAATACCCATAACTACCCGATGGATCTACTAAATATCCTGGTTTTACTTGTAAATCATTTCGTCCTAATGTACTATCGCCCTCATCATTTGTTTGAAAAGTACCAGTTGTAAAATAATCTCCATTAAATGCTTGTACGTTATCTGCTATTACTATTCTAAAATCTTCCCCTGTAAATGTTTCTGTTGTATCTTGTAGGGTATTTGAATCATATCCTTGTGCTCTACTGTAAACTGCCATACTTCCACTATCAGAATTTTGACCAAATCTTGTTGCATCATATAAATATAATGTACCCGTAGAAGAATCTACTGAAGTATTTTTCCAATTTCTACCTCTTGCTCTAAATACCAAGTTGTAATTCTGTGATTCATCACTTGACCTATTTTGGTCAATATTTTCAGTATTACTATCTAAAGTAAAAGAAAGAGAAGAACTCACAACTGCAATATCAGAAAGGTGTGGTGTGCCACTCGAACTTCTTTTTGTAGTTTTAATACTATCAATTACATATGTATTTGCTCCTGTTGATGAAACTCCACTATTATTCACCGTACAGGTTGTATTCGATAAAGTTGTTGAACCTATATTTTCCCATTGATCAGTTGTATTACTATTAACCAATACCGAAGTACCATATCCATAACAAGGATCAAATGATTTACTAACCTCTGAATCAAATGTAACAGTATATGTCGTTGTTAATAAATAAGGAGCTCCACTTAAACTTCTTGATGTGGCTGAAAATGCGGTTATTTTCGCACTACTTGTTGCTACTGCAGTGGGTTGACTATTTGTAATATCACTTGGTAAACTACCTGCGTATAAATAAAATCTTGTTGTCGAATCACTACCATTCTTAAACACATAATCTGATTGTGAACCTGACTTTAATCCTACTTTAATATCATGTGTTGCGTAATATCCACTTGCAGATATACTTGTCGCACTTGTTGCACCACCAGTATATTTTCTACCACTAATTGTTCCTGTTACAGTATTAAAATCTCCATCTTGGTATGCTGCAGGTATAACTGCTGGGTTAGCAGAATCAATTTTTGCTAATACTAATCCATTTGACGTTCCAAAAGAACTTATAGAATAATCAAAAACCGAAGCAGTAGTAAAAGTAGAATTTTCATCTGGGGTAGCATCTGCGTAATTATCACTAAATGATTGTGATGCCAATACTCTTACATTAAAAGCTGTTGCTCCACCACTTGTTAATCCACCCATTCCAAAATAATTAGAATTACTATAAACTGCACTCGAACCACCAGCGTTTGCTGTTATGGTAAAACTATTTGTTCCAAGAGTAGCCTGTGTCTGTATTGTTGATGGTATACGAGAAGCGTAACTTCCATGAAATGGATTTGTTGCTACATCATCACTATTAGTTCCTCTATCACTTGTTTGAACCCAACCCTTTAATTCTAAATAATCTTGAACTGTTTTATAAGAACCAGTTTCACTCATATCAATGAACGAAGAACCAGTCCACGCCAAAGATAATCTTGCATTTTCATAAGTTGAACCTAACACTCCATCTAATAATGAACCCTTACTTGTAGTTGAACCTTGTGTATGAGAAGTGGAAAGTGTATTCCAATATTTTGTATTTGCAGTTGGGGATGATGTATCTATCGAATGACTAATTATTCCTGCCATAAATCTTAAAATTTCACTTACATGAGTAGTATTATCAAAATTGTTAAAATAACTACCTTCTAAACTTTCTTGCCATGCATTAGAAGTTGGATATCCGTTTGTAATATTATTTGTATAGATTGCGGTTGATGCTGTTGGGGGTCCAGAATCAGTCCCAGTTCTTACGGTCAAAGTTGAACCTGATATTAAAAGAGAACCACTTACTTGTAAATTTGCACGAGTGGAATGAATTGAACCTGTTGCAACAAAGATTCCACCTGGATCTAATTCTAAGGCGGTAACTCTCGTTGAAATAGATGAACTTGGTGTAGTTCCTTCAAATACATTAGCCAATCCACTACCGTCTCCACTAAAAGTAGTAGATATTACTCTGCCAAAAGAACCAGTTGAAGATACATCTAAAGATCCAGTAACACCTGAACTACCAGAAACTTGTAATGAACCAGTTAGGACACTATCTAATTGTTTTAATTTGAGTTGAGCCATTCAAATTCCTTATATTTTAATGTTTCTTGTTGTTTTCTCTCTTCCCAATACAGAGTCATCCCTTGTGAAATATTTTTCTTGTGTACTTTACTCTTTGGTTGTTTCATCTTTTCTATGGTATCCATAGTAAGTTTTCTATCTGTCTGTGCACAAGACTTACAGACGGCATTGTTCCCTATGGCACGGTCAAAAGTGTCTTTACGAGTATAATAGATGATTCTATTACAATCTGGACACTTTCTATTTTTACGATCTGACCAACTTCTTTTTCTCATATCTATAAATATCAAAAAATAGTAAAAGAAAAGTGGAATTGAAAAATTAAATTAGTTCCTCAATCATTTCCTCAATTTTTTTATTGAGAATTTTGATTTCTTTTAATCCCTTTTTTATTAAAGTAGGTTTACCTTTATTGATTCCCGAAAATACTTTTCCAAGATTAATTTTCCAACTATCTCCATAAATTCTTAACATTAAAAAAGATTTTTTCTCATCACTCATTGCTTCATTTTTAAAAGGTGGTCTATCTATATCCGTATAAACTTTACCAAACTCTACCTTATCCTTACCACCTAATCGTTCAAATTCAGTAAGACCATCACTATCATTGTAAGGTTTAGACCACCTTTTTGGTAAATCTCTAAATGAAGTATCAGTCCATTCTTTTAATAATTCTTTTAATTTAATCATTTTCAATAGTCTCCTAACCCAAAAGTTTAATCATTATGTATTCCAAGTAGCCCCATCAACCGTACCATGATTTCCTTCACCACTTGAATCATAAGCAATACTACCACTATATTCATCCATCCTCCAATACCCCTGTAAATCAGCTTCATTAGTTACATCATAGGGTATTCCATTATTATAATAAGTAGAAGCGTTACTTGTTTTATCTCCTGGGAATACTGAAAACTCCTTTATAGAACCCGTAAAATGATGACCAGCAGTAGTTGAATTATTTCGATATGAACCAATAGTTAATGGTTGTGAGTGAGTTAATAAAGTTCCAGTTGAATGATAACTACTTACATCTAATAATGTTCCATCTACATATAATTTAGATCCTGTTATTGCGGCTACATCATTATATAACATCCAATGATGCCATTCACCATCATTATCATCTTCAGTAGCATCCCAATATACAAACCAAGAAGCTCCATTCCACATTAAAGGCTTACCACCACTAAAATTTGGAACGAAAGCAGTTTTGTTACTACCATAACCAAATACAGCATAATTCCTAGCAGTTTCACTTGATTTCATCCACCACGAATAAGTTTTATTTCCAGGTAGTGCACTACCCGAATAATTAGTTGTAACTTCATCATTTTCTCCATCAAAATCAAGATATCCTACAGGTTCAAATTTCCCCCACGCTTTTATTTCATCACTACTATCTAAATTATATCCTAAACTACTCGGATCCGATATCATCATAAAAGTTGAACTATTTTGTTGTATAGTCAATGCGTCTTGTTCTATAACTTGTCCATTATTAAAAAATATAAAATCATTTTCATTTGTTGCTGTTAATGAACCAGCTGATGCTGAAAATGCAGAAAAACTGGCCGTATTATTAGAAATAGATGATGCAGTTTTATTATAACTTTTTCTTAAATATACATCAATAGTTGTAGGTTCACCACTTGAACCTATTTCTGAAACTATATAAGCCTTGGAAGCATTTTCAGTTGTTAATGCAGTAGAACTACCATCTGCTAAAGTTGTATCATTTGAAATTTCAGTTATATTACTTCCAAGTAAAGAAAACGAACCACTTTGATAAACACTACCAGTCATATAATGAGTATCATCTATTGTATCACCAAATTGAGTAGAACCACTCTGAAATATCGTTCCGGAAGAAGTTAATTCTGATGCAATTTTTTCTGCAGTAACATTCACTCCAACTGATGCATTTCCAGGTATAGTTAAATTACCAGTAACCACCATGTTACCACCTGCATTAAAATTAGATTCCCATCTATCTGTAAGTAAAGTAAAACCACCAAGGTCATATCCAGCACTTGATGTAACTGCATTAAATTGAACATTTCCAGTTGTTCTTATATCGTTTCCAACAGAAATTTCTTGAACAATCTGTTCTGTTCCATCAAAGGCAACACCACTATTCGAAGCTGTTACTCCTGTTCCACCAGTTATTGTTAGTGAATTTTTTAATTGAGTTGCCATTTAAAAACCCTAAGAATTAAATTTGCCCCAGGCCAATATCTCATCATCACTTTCTAATTCATATCCTATACCATCCGTATCTACTTTGAGATATATAATTGAACCTGCCTGTTGTATTTCAAGTGCGTCGTGTTCCATATATTGACCATTGATAAAAAATAAGAAATCGTGTTCTGTTGTTGATGTCATTGAACCTGGTGCTGAAGCGGTAACTGCAGTGAAACTTGCTGTTGCACTATTGACTAAGGTTGTAGATATTTTTACATATTGTTTTCTCAAATAAGTTGAAAAACCACCAACATCAGTAACTGCACTGTCCACATACGTTTTTAGTGCATTTTCAGTTACAAGTGCAGTTGAACTTCCATCTGTTAAAGAAGTATCGTTTGAAATTTCAGTTATATTGATTCCATTCAAATTCCACGAACCACTAACATACATACTTCCTGTAAAATAGTGAGTGTCATCTATAGTATCTCCAAATCTTGTAGAACCACTTATCGACATTATAGAAGCAGATACAAATTCTGTATGAAATTCTTGTGCAGTTAAAGTTCCACCTATTGTAGTATTACCATCTACTGTTAAATTACCATTTGTGGTTAATGAACCAGTAACAGACCAATTACCATCTACTCCTGCACTCGTTATAGTATTATCACCTAATAATAACGCAGAAGAAGTTACTTGATTAAATTGAACATTTGCAGTAGTATTAACTACTTGTGGAATTGATATAGTGTGTGATAATTCTGTAAGTCCTGTATATGACTCTCCATCATTAGTAAGTGTTATACCAGTTCCGGCTGTTAGTGTAAATGGATGTGTTAAAACTACTGGTCGAGTCTCTTCTTGAGATAAAGAAGATGCGGCATTTGGGAAAGTTTGTCCTCCCGTTATCTGGTCCATTAACGGTGCAACATCAATATCTGTTTCCGTTCCGATTACAAGTCTTTTTGGAGTTAGATATTTTTGCATTGTATGGGGTCCTGCTAACTCATTAAATGCCTCAGGTAACAAATATCCCTTTAATGTAACACTAAATTCTGTCTTAACTATTCTTTCTTTCTCTGAAACATCTGTACTATCCGTGAAACTATCAATACTCGTTCTAAACTTCATCTTGCCAGGTTCACCCCAATAAGCACCTTCAGACCAATTAATTCTTTCTACCAATTTATTCATTTGTTCAATATAATGAGTCCAAATGATAAAATCATAATTTAAAACCATAAAATCGGGAACTGCTACATTATAAAATTCTCGTTGTGGAATAAGTCCTTGTTGAACTGAAAAATTATCATATCTATTTGCATCTGTATATTTTCTTTCAAACTGCCAATGTAATTTAGGTTCTTCTGGATCCATCGTATCTAATGGAATGGTTTCATCCTTTTGCATTCCAGTTCGTCTAAATGCAATTACTGGTAATATAAGTTGTCGTTTCTTATCTCTCATGAAACCTGTTTTTTGTATTGCCGCCCATCTTTCAGGAGATGAATACATAACTGGAACTTTTACAGTTTCACCATTATCTACTATTGTTGGTTTAATTACATCCGTAAGATAATACATGATAGCCGAATCTAAATCCATTAGACTGATAGCTACATCTGGTACATTATCCGTACCTCGTTTGTATTGTCTTGCACGATTTACTTCACTTCGTGCCGTAGAAGTCCTATGTTTTCTTGGTATTGGTTTAGTTCTTGCCATTAAATACTCCTAACCCTTTCAACTCCAAGACTAGAATATCTAATTCTGTGAGTAATACAGGAAACATTCCAGTTATTCTCTTGCATACCACCAATTAACTGGTTTTCATTCACTGCGTTTATTTCAAATTGTGCCCAATTCCATTCTATAATATCACCAATCTCAGGAACAAGTGATAAGTCAATAAGAGATTGTCGTAATATATGGAATGTGGCATCTTGTTGTTCATCGGGTCCAAACTCATCATTATTATAATCAAAATCTGCCGCATCAATTAAACAGGCAAATTTTACACCCGCTTTAAATTGTTTTCCATTTGTTGCTTCACCATATAAGTTAGTCATAGTATCGTGTACAGATATTTTATAAAGAACTACTTGCTGGTTAATAATCCCATCTTTACCTGTTCTGAGATCACCAATTAGTTCTTTATTAATCCGTGTGAAAACATCAAGGTCTCTTTGAGGTAAAAATCTTCCGGCCATTATACTCGTATCCTTATTTTAACCGATATAGATCGGTAATGGAACTTTACTTAATTTTTCTTGTAATCTCGTTGCTTCATCACTATCTGCCTCTAACATCATTTTTCTACTCGATGCTTCAAGATTCTCACGAAGTTGTGTTATCAATGCTTCTTTTTCAGCTGAAGCTTCTCCTCTCAACGTATCACCATCCATTGTTGTTTCTGCTCCTGGTACTGGAATACTACCATACTTACCTCTAATCATTCCAAGTAACTCTTTAGATAGTGCGAGACCATATTTTCTTATCCATTGTTTTCCAACATCATTTATAAACTGATATTGCATATTATCATATGGAACATTAGAATAATCAGATACTACATTTGATGTTTCTCCATATGCAGTCTGTAATGGATTATCTCTATCTGATTTTAGAATATATTCAAAATATAACTTATAACTTGTTGTTGGATCTGGAAAAATTCTAATTTTATTGTTTCTCAATTCAAATGTATATGCTGATTTTCTCATTTGATCATTAAATTCAATTGCCTGCATCCTAAGTAAATCTGCATACATCGGCATCATCATAAATTGAACTGCTGGTGACATACCACCGAATCCGAATTCATTTAACATATTGGAAGCAGCTGCTCCTGAACCTACATAGGGATCAAAAAATCGTTGGACTGCTGGAGTTGCTTCGTAAAATACCCTACGAATTTCAATTGCCGCTCCACTCTCAGACACATCCGCATATAATGTATTTAAATCATATACTTGTGAACCACTATGAACACTAATAGAACCACTTTTGAAATCAACAGTTCCACCAACTCCTGCTTCTGTACCATATTGTTCTGAAACTCTGATGGCGTCTGCAAAATTAGGTGTAACTCGTTTATGAGTAACATTTGAACCTGTTGCCTGTCCTCTTAATGATAATAAATTTTCTCTAATGTTAAATTGATTAACTTGTGCTGAATATTCTGTAATAGATTCCTCAAAACAAGTATAAAATTGTGTGTCTTGTAGTTCTATTGCCATAATTGGATAACCAAGTCTTTTTGCAGACCAATTTGCAAATTTTGGTGAATCTAATTGGAATGTTGAATCGTTATCATACAACCCAAACGGTGTATTTCCACTTACCGCTGAACCACTTCCTGGCCATATAGCTTCCATCGTATATTCTCCTAAAAAAGATATTATTTCTCAACTATAAATATACAGGCACAAAAAAAGGGGAGAAATTAATCTTCTCTCCTGTATATAAATATCAAGAAGATGTAAATCTTCCATATTGGTCTTTTTTCATATTACGATTTCGGAGCATTGCACACCGTTCATCATATTTGACTTGACCTTCTATATCTCCGTATTTGTCTTGAAACCAGGGAAGTGAGAACCTACCCTTTGCTTTCTTTTTAAGTTCTACTATTGTTTCAGCATTGTGTTTTTTACCATACATACCGTTTTTGTAACCAACAGATACTTCTTTCATTTTTTCTACAAACTGCTTATATTCTGGAGTGTCATAACGCCCTTCCCATTGACTACCACCACCACCAACGTAAGTTTCATTATATCCAATTTTAACTGTATCATACTTTTTTATTAGAAATTCTTCTATGTCCTGTGACTCTCTTGGATGAACTTCCATTAGTATTTCCTGCTTCATATTATCCCAACCATACTTTCTAATTGCTTTATGTAAAGTCCAACCAGGACTATTCTCTGCAGTAGATTTGTGTTCAATCATTCTACGATTAAAATCATTTGTTCTTCCAATATAAGATTTCCCACTTGGACTTGTCAATTTGTATATTATATCCATTAAACTCTCCGTATAGTAATAAGTATCAAGTAGGCACAAAAAAAGGGAGAAAAACTTTTCTCCCCTTTTTCG